TTGACCTTACAGCTGGATGTAGACGTTAACGTTTAAGGATTTTGTATGATAGACTTCTCTACTTTTGCAAATAATGTAGACGTTACTCGGTTTGAGGAGTCCATGCAATCTACTCCGATTAACGGCAGACGGGAGTTGTACGTTTCTCAGAAAGGTATACCCAACAAGATTGTCTCCGAGATTCCTGGCTACACTAACACAGGAAAGAACATAGAAGGTTCTGTGTACAACGTAGTTGATAACTCAGTACCTTCTCAAGCCTTTCTTGGGGAGTGGAAGTCAGCGTCGAGTCAGGTGCTTGTTGAGTTTGATTTAACTAACGGTGTGTAACATGTACTTAGAAGCAAACGGATTCTACCGTACTGACAGTTTGTTTGTAGAACGTATTGCTAAGCGGCACAAGAACCAAGGCACAACTCCTGTGTATTGTTTAAACGAGCGGCAGTCTGTTAAAGATTGCCCTCAGTTATATTCAATCTTTATGGAGTCTGCTGACGAATACGACTTTGCAATTAAAGCTTTTGGAAATAAAGGACATCTTGACAAACTTAAAGAAGTCAAGTGGTTCACCGATGGCTGGCAAGGTTGCGTAACCTTTCGGGGTTACAATGCTTGGCTTGAAGATATGAAAGAACGAGATGCAAGTATCGGTAAGAAAGTTCTTATTGAAAAAGCACAAGACGGTGATGTTACCGCAGCTAAGAAGCTTATTGACATGCACAAGCAAGCTGCAAGTAAAGGCCGTCCAAAGAAAGAAGACATCGCCCGCGAAGCTAGGCAAGCTGCGGAAGAGAAAGACATTCTCGAATCGAGTCTCAAAAGACTGAATGTAGTGCAAATCAGGGGTTGACATGGCAACTAAGCAGACTAGACAACAGATTAGAGAAGCAGCAGAAAATGATTTGTTTGCGTTTGCGAAGATTGTCAACTACAACTACGCTTATGGAGACATCCACGAGAAAGTTTTTAGATGGTTGACAAGCGAAGATGCAAGCAAACGTCAGTTGCTTCTTCTTCCTCGTGGACACCTGAAGTCTCACTGTATTGCTACATGGACGGCTTGGGAAATTACACGGAGACCTTGGACATCTATTGTTTACCTTTCCGCTGGTGAGGATTTGGCAAAGGATCAAATCTATGCCATCAAGAACATGATGACCAACAAGGTTTACAAAAGCCTTTGGCCTGAGATGATCAATGATAGAGAAGGTGATCGAGAACAATGGTCAGCCTACAGCTTTAATGTTGATCACCCAGAACGTAAGAAGCGTGGTATACGTGACCACACTATAATCGTTAAGACAGTTAAGTCAAACTTCACAGGTCTTCACTGTGACGCGATTGTGTTCGATGATGTGGTTGTTCCTAACAATGCCTACACAGAGACTGGTCGTAAAGAAGTACAAAGAGCTTTGTCTCAGTGTACATCTATCCTCTCTCCCGGTGGTGTAATCAAAGCAGTAGGTACACGTTACCATCCTCGCGATGCATACCAAGATATGATGGACGCTAAGTACCGTATCTGGGATGAGATTGCTAAAGAGTTTGCACAGTCTGTCCCTCTTTGGGAAGTCATGGAAGAAGTCGTAGAAGACCACGGAGATGGTACTGGTAACTTCCTCTGGCCTCGCCAATACTCAGAAGCTAATGATGAGTGGTATGGGTTTGACATCCAAGAGTTGGAGCGTATCCAAGCAGACTACCGATCTCGAAACGAGATGGCGCAGTTCTACGCACAGTATTACAACGATCCAAACGATGAGTCTACTAACCTCCTTGATAGATCGTTGTTCCAATATTACGATCCGAAGTATATAACCATTACACCTATGGGTGTTAGGTTCAAAGGCAAGAAGCTAAATCTTGCAGCTGCAATGGACGTAGCGTGGACAGAGGTTGGAGGGTCAGGTGGTAAAGCGCCTGACTATACAGCTATCGCTGTCATCGGTGTTGATGAAGATGGCTACTTCTATATTCTTGATCTTGCCAGATTCAGAACATCAAACTTCCAAGTGTACTACGATAATGTAATAAGTCTTGCGAACAAGTGGGGCTTCCGAAAGATCATCGTAGAATCAAACGCTGGTGGTAAGCTGGTAGCACAAGAGATACAAAGGCTGGCTCGTGAGAACGGTGGCTTGCTGTCTGTAGAAACAAAGTCTAACGCAGGCTTTGGCGCTAAGTCTAAACTGATGAGACAGTATGCAATTGTAAATCCTAAGTATGAACTGCGCTCTGTCTTCCATCGAAGAGATGGTCTTACCAGCACACTTGAGGAAGAGCTAGTGCTTGAACGTCCACCTCATGATGACTTGGTAGATGCGCTAGGCATGGCTATGGAGAACATCAAGCCTCCTATGAAGATGCGAGAATACTTAGATTCTGATAAGAAAGTCGTAACCGATGCCCGGTTCGGTGGGCGAAGAAGCCGATAAAGGATAATGATATATGGCATCTACTGGTTCTAATACAGCAGATTTTGAAAACGTGCTCAACCGGAAAGACGGTCTTGCCTCTGAGATCATGGCCTTATGGTATCGGTGGAAGTCAGCACGAAGCCTTGCCGAGCAACGGTGGGCTGAAGCAAAGCGTTATGTCTTTGCAACAAGTACACGAGAAACAACTAATGTGAACAACCCTTGGGATAACACAGTACACCGTCCTAAGCTGTATCACATTTACAACAACCTGTTGGTTAACACAGACTTCTCCTTGTTCCCTAAGTCGGACTGGTTAGAGTTTATCAGTTTCGATCAGCAGTCTGATTCAAAAGAAAAGCGTGAAGCTGCTCTTGCGTATCTGCGAACAAAGCATCGCTTGTCAGGGTTTCGGCGGGTTATCCGCAAACTTATTTCAGATTGGATTCTTTATGGCAACTGCTTCGCAGGCGTAGAGTATGTAACAGAGAAGACTCTTGACCCTTTAACAGGTGAAGAGGTTGTCTCTTATCAAGGCCCACGTCCTTACCGTATCTCTCCTTACGACATTGTGTTCAACCCAACATCAATCTCGTTTGAAGACAGTCCTAAGATTGTAAAGATTTACAAATCTCTTGGGGAAGTTGAACAGGAGATTATGAACGGTAACTCTATGTTCGATGAAGAAACTTTGCGGAAGATGAAAGAAGACCGCCATAACTTCAACGAACTAAACAAAACAGAACGCGATGTTAACAAGGCACGAGCCTTTGCAGCTGACGGTATTGGAGACATTAGCAACTACTACAACTCAGGTCATGTTCTTCTTCATGAGTTCTACGGAGACATCTATGATCGAGAGTCAGGAGAGTTCCTGAAGAACCACGTAGTAACTATTGCTGATGGCCGATACATTCTACGGAAGCAACCGCTTAATACTTATAGCGGTAAGCCCAACATCTATCACGCAGTTTGGAAAGATACTCCAGATTCTCTGTGGGGCTTCGGCCCGCTGAACAACTTGGTAGGTATGCAGTATCGAATCAACCATCTGGAGAATGCTAAGGCTGATGCCTTTGACCAGATGCTTGAGCCTGATATGGTATTCCAAGGCGATCCTGAGATCAAGCGTGTAGGTGCAGCAGTTCACTACTTTGTATCTGAGAACGGCAACGTATTCCCGCTTGCCCCTGACACTACAGTTCTTAATGCTGACTTCCAGATTCAGAAAACTGAAAACGATATGGAAGAGTATGCAGGCGCGCCACGAGAAGCTGTTGGCATCCGTAGCCCCGGTGAGAAGACTGCCTTTGAAGTTGATCAGCTTATGTCTCGTGCGAACCGAGTGTTCGAGTACCAGACAAACATCTTCTCTGAGTTCTTGGAGAACCTGATTAACGCCGAGCTTGAAGCTGCTAAACAGAACCTGTCTGGTTCTGATGTTGTAAGTATCCTTGATAAAGACTTCGGCATTGAGCAGTTTGTTAAGATCACACGCGAAGACTTGCGTTCTAATGGCAAGGTAGTTCCTGTAGGAGCACGAGATGCGGCACGTAAAGCTCGTCTTACTTCGCAGCTTAACATGTTCTATCAAACAGGAATGCAAGACCCAGAAGTTATGCAGCACTTCCCAGCCAAACGTGTAGCTGAGATGTGGTCAGAGATTCTGGACTTTGAAACTTTATATGAGGCATACGGACGGATTCCAGAACGCCTCGAAGCACAGCGGTTGCAGATGGCTGCACAAGATATGATTCAAGAAGAGTCTATGATTGATCCTACAGGACTAAGCGAGGAACAAGCAGATGAGCAACCTATTGAGCAAGTACCGGTTTGAACTGAGCAACTCGCTTGAGCGAATGCTTACCGAAGAGCAAGCGGTCACTGTCAAGGATGACATGACCTTTGCTAGAAGTTTTTTGAATACTCTCGTAGCTCGTCTCGATAAGGAACTTGACGATAAGATACAGGAGTCAGAAGCACAGTTGAACTATGATAACCCTAATTGGGAATTGAAACAAGCTGAGCTTCTTGGGTATCGACGAGCTATCCGTAAAGTTAAAGAAATTATCCGACCGATAGAGGAATGATATGACTGATCAAAACATGTTCACACAAGACCAGAGTGAGCAAGATCAAAGCATCGACAAATCTTTTCAGGGTGCTGACCAAGACGCTGACAAAGGTGGCGATGTAGATACTCGCAGTGTTGAGTATCAACTTCAGATGATGCAGAAACGCCTTGGCGACAAGGACGAGTTTATTAACCAACTCCAAGAAGAGAACCAAAAGACTCGTGAGATGTACGCCACACTTGAAGAGCGTATGCAGAATCTGTCTAAGATCGAAGAGGTTTTGAATAAGCGAGGCACTCAAGACGTTAGTAATCAAGATACTACCCTTGACGAGGACGTGCTTGTAGGTAAAGTTATCGAGAACCTCAATAAGAAAGAGTCTGAACAAAAGATGCAAGCTAACCTTGAAGCTGCTAAGCAGCGACTTGCTCAAGAGTTTGGACAACATGTTGAAGACAAAGTCAGCCAAGCTGCACAAGCTAATGGTATGGCTTACGATGACATGGTACAGATGGCACGTAAATCCCCTACAGCATTCTATAAGCTGATGGGTATTGAAGCTGGTACTCAGCAACGTCCGTCTACACCAACACCTATGCACAGTTCTGCACAACCTCCTGCGGACTCCGCCACTAAAGATTTCGCCTATTACTCTAAGCTCATGCGCGAGAATCCGAAAGAGTGGAACAAACCAGAGGTTCAACGGCAGTTCCGTGAACTGTTTACTAACAAAAAATAAGGAGATAGCTAATGGCTATTGATTCCTCTTGGGGTAGTACCCACCTTCAGCGTAGTGAAATCTTCGCTGCTGAAATGAAAATGCGTCTTGAGCACCCGCTGATTGCTCAACAGTTTACTCGTAACATTGGCGACATCCCTGCCGACAGTCTTGCGACTGAACTGAAGATCAACTCTCTTGGTGAACTGAGCGCAAGCAAATGGCAGGAAAGTGTTTCCATGCCTGAGCAGCGTATGGATACCGGTCAGTTTACTTTCCGTATCACCGATTGGATCGGTAACAAAGTATCCTTCACTGATCACTTCTTTGAAACTTCTTTCCAAGCTGGCCAAGTTCTGGCTGCTACTCCGGGCAAGATGGTTCGCGCTCTGGAAGAGTACAAAGAAACTGAGATCATGAAGCTGGGTAACGCTCAGACTCTGGACAGTGCAAACGTTATCAACAACGCTAAGCACCGTTTCGTAGGCGGCGGCGACGGCACCTCTCTGCCGACCAATGCCCTGACTCTGGAAGATTTCTCTTACGCTCGTTACGCTCTGCAAAAAGCTGCTGTACCTATGACCAACTTGGTTTGTATCGTAGGCCCAGAGCAAGAGCATATCATCAATACCCTGACCAACATCGTTAACGTTTCTGACAACCCGATGTGGGATGGTATCATTACTTCGGCTATGGGTGATTCTACAGGTACTCGATTCCTGAAGAACATCTACGGTTTCGACATCTATGTTTCCAACTTCTTGGCTAACACTGATGCTGACGAAGCTACCCTGACTACCTATAAAGATGATGCTGTAACCAGCACTGAAGGTTATCAGGCTAACATGTTCTTCAGCATGGCTGATGACATGACCAAGCCGTTTATCTATGCCGATGGTCGTCCGCTGACTGTTAAGTCTTGGCGCGATGAGGACATCGAGACTGAGTATCACCAAGCCACTATGAGCTTCGGTACTGCTCTGTATCGTCCTGAGTCTCTGGTCACTATCCTGACCAATCCGTCTGCATACTAATAGAGCATAAGGAGATAAATTATGACTCAGAAAAACGTATGGGTTAACGAAGACGGTATCGAAGTAGGTTTCGGCCCTGTTGTTTCTTTCAACACCGAAGCAAACACCCAACACACCA